ACATGGAGCAGATTGGTAACGGTGGACCGTCGGGTGTGGATCCGGTGTATCGGATGACCTACTCCATGCGTACCTATATGTGGGCTCGAACAGCGGGATCTGAGGCGACCACTATTATGCGTGACCGCCTAACAACTATCGTTCGTTCTGCCCTACTTGATCGACCTTGTTTACAAGCAACTGATCCTCTGAGTACCTGGAACGCTGCCATCCAGCCATCCTCACTGCGTGAAGAATTCTCCGATCTAACCCTCCTGAAGGGTGAGCGTGTAATGGCCGGTGCCTACCTTGGGTATGACATGAACATCGACGAGGTCGTCGCACGGGCAGATATCGGCACGGTAAGTGAGATCCGGTTTGGAGTCAAGAACACTCCGGCTGATGACACAACACTCAACATGCCCACCGACAGCGAATTGTTCCAAAGCGTGCCATGAGTTCTTGTATTTGTCAGCCCCTCGATGCACCCCTCGACGCCGTGGCCTTCAATTGGCCACGGGCAAACGCCGTTGTGGTTCACAACCGGAGCATCATGCCTCTCGATCTCTGCGATGTTCCACATCGAGCAGAGCCGTACCGGTACTTTTTATGTTCTCCGGACCTGCCGAATGTGACCACCGGTATTGCTAAGCAATGGCTGCGTGTTGTGGCTCGATTCGACGGCGCCGAACAGCCCATTAGCGAGGAATAAGGTACAATCGTCGTATGAGTGAAATCACCTACAAGTTACTTGATGCGGCTGGCGTTGACCAGGCCAAGGCCGACGGACTCACCATACTCAAGAACCCTGGCTCTTACATTGTGCAGGTCACAGAGGATGGCAGGAACCTTGAGCCTAAAGGCATGGCTGCGATCTCTACGCTCGATGACCAGACTCGCGCGATGCTTGGCTCTGGCCAGTTGATTGTTCTTCATGAGCAGCCTCGAAAATCGGTACTGCCAAAGAAAGACAAGGCAAAGCCGAAAGACGATGATTATGACTCCGACCCACCGTCTGACGCCTAACGCTGTCTGGTATTCTTTATCAAGTGCACGATAGCCCCACGGGGGGCCTGTACAATACAAATAGCCTAATTTTGTCGGAAGGTTCGGCAACCAACGGGACGGTCTTATATGCCTGGTGTAACGATTACAACTGCAACTCGAACAGGACCGACCAGTGCCACTGTTCGTCAGTCTTCACAGGCCTTCTTCTGTGGGCTTGCCGAACGCGGACCATCCGCTTCGGCCACCCTGCTTACAGGTATCGAAGACTTCGAAGCCAACTACGGTGGCTATCAGACATATTCGTATTTGCACCCCACGGTTCAGACGTTCTTCGAAGAGGGTGGAACCCAGTGCTACGTCGGTCGCGTCGTCGGCCCTGCGGCCACGAGCGGCACGCTCACATTGGACGACGCGTCGTCGGCTGACGCTCTGAAGTTCGACGCAGTCGGTGAAGGCACATGGAGTGGTGGCCTTACGGTCCTGGTCGCTGCCGGCTCTGCTTCCGGCACTATTAACGTGACCCTCGCACTCGGCGGTGTCAACCAGTTCTCAACTGGAGATGCCGTGAGCAACGCAGCCGTAGTTGGCAAGTTTGCTTTGAGCGCAGTTGCCTCCCGGCTCGTCACGGTTAGTGACGAAGGTGGTGCCATTTGCGCTGCGGTGGCGGCGACCCCCCTGAGCGATGGTGCGGATGACCGTGCCAGCGTTACTAGCACCCATTACACGGCCGGTCTGGCGCTCTTCAACGATGCTTATGGCACTGGTGCTGTCTCGAACCCCGAATCAGCCGCTACAGCGGTGTATCAGGGTCTTATCGCACACGCCAATGCCTACAACAGGATTGCGATCCTTCATAGTGCGGCTGCCACGACAATCACTAACGCGATTGTGACTGCTCGCACCATGGCTACCGAGTCACATACAGAGCATGCCGCGTATTACTTCCCATGGGTTTACCAGCCGACTTCCGTTGAGGGTGTCACCAGGCTGATCCCACCGGTTGGATATGCCGCTGCCGCTCGAGCGCGAGCCCACAACCAGATTGGTCCGCACCATCCGGGTGCCGGCATCGTCTCGATTGCTCGCTACATCACCGCCACCGAGGTGGAGGTGGACGGAACTAACGGCGACCTCATGGATATCGATGGCGCCAACGCTCTCAGGGTGATCAATGCCACTATTCGTGTTTATGGAGCCCGCTCTCTGTCCAGCGATTCGGCGAATTTCCGCTACATCACGGCACAGGATGTCGTCAATAGCGTTGTCACTCAAGCCAACTCGACACTCGAGGATCTCGTCTTCGCGGTGATCGACGGGCGTAGCAGCCTGTTCGCCCAAATTGCGGGTCGGCTGCAGGGCGTTCTGGAGCCCCTTCGGAAGTCCGGAGCGCTTTACGAGGCATTCGATGGCACCGGGAAGCGCATGGACTGGGGTTACAGCATCGTGTGCAACTCCGGTAATAATCCTGTCACCCAGTTGGCTACCGGTTTAGTCAAGGCCAAGATTGGTATGAGGGTTTCCAGTGTCGGCGACAAGATCGAAGTCGACATCACTAAGAGCAACCTGACCACCTCAGTGGTGTAACGGAGGATTAACTAATGGCAGCAAACGTTTCACAGCGACAGGTTCTCGCACAGATCACCACCACCGAACCCACTTTGCCCAAGTGGGGCGGATTTAGGTTTGCTCAGTTGTCCGGTGGCGAAATCACCGCGTCTGTTGAGAAGATCTATCAGGGCGGGGACAAGCATCCGACCGTCTTGTGTGCCCCATACGAGATCGGCGACATCACGCTCACTGCCCACATGGACGATGACTTCGTGGAAAGCGAAGCCGCAGCGGGTCTCTCCTGGAAAATCTCCATGTTGCGCGACAAGGTGGGCCAGGCCTACTACGACATTGACGTCAACGTGTACAACTGCGACATCCAGGAAGCGAAGAACTCCCGACAGTATAAAGACGCATTGCTGGTAGGGATTACCGAGGCCGAGGGTGACGCCTCTTCGGGTGCACCAGCGACCTTCTCGTTGACGTTTGCCATCCAGGACGTGTCGCCCGGTAGCGCCATCGCGACTGACACGGCCACCTAAGCACCCTCGGTACTAACTAGTAGGGGTTGCTGCGGGTAAGCGGCACATGTGCTAGTTTCACGCTTATGGCTGATGAACTGTATACCCCAGATGAACCCGACAAGGCTGTCCTGAAGAAGGCTGCCAAGTCGAGCGAAACCCCCCTCGACAAACTGAAGGCGACTATCGCCGAAGAGGTCGAGCGACCCGTGGTGTTGCTTGAGGTGCCCGCCCGAGATGGCGTCCACTTGCGCATCAGTCCGAACATCACTCAGAGTCAGATGCGCCATTGGCGCAAGCAGGCTGGTGAGGACTCCAAGAATGGGCTCGACCCAACCAAGTTCGCCTGTTTCGTCGTGGGACACACGACCGTTGGTGTTGAAATAAACGGTGAAGAGGTATTTGACGAGGATGGCGTGTTCCTGAACTTCGCCCATGCCGACATCCTCAAGATGACCGGGGAGTCGCGTCCTGTTCCAGATGCGGTCAGGTCATTCTTTGGTACTGACCCCCATATCGAAGCAGGGGCACTAGCCGTATTGGAGGCTGCCGGCTATTCCGATACGGTCGAAACCGTGGACCCTACGAATCTGTCTTCGACAATTTAGTCAAAAATCACTACGTCGTATCGGCAGCCCGTCTATCTGAAGTCTTCCACGCCAGCCCTCTGGAACTCCTCAATAGTGATGAGGATGAATGGCTGATTTTGATGGCCTGTGCTAAAGTTATACAGGATGACCGGGAGAAACAGGAGCGCGATCGGGAGGCGAATCGCACCTGATTAATCGGTCTAAAGTCTCGATGGAGCACTTATGGCCGACGAAACTGCTGACCTTAAAGTCAGAGCCAGATATACCGGTGAGCGGGAACTTCGTAAACTCAAACGAGACCTCGTCGGTGTTACGGCCGCTGCCGCTGCGGCAGACAGAAAACTCTCCAAAATGGGGATGTCTTCTGGCACGCTCGAGAAGAACTTAAAGAAGTCCGCGCAACGATTTACACGAGTCTTTGACGATTTCCACAAAATGGTCAGAGGCTTAGGTACGGTCATTACCAAAACCATTGGGGTATCCGCCAAATTGTTTATTGGCGAATTTGCTCTGATGTCCGCCGCAATGATCGGCCTACACGCCCTCTTCGGCGTTGGTAGATGGTTAATGAAGGGGTACCACGGCGCCATCAAGATGGTTGCTGCTGGCGCCGCTGGGGCAACGGCCGCCCTCGCTGCGCTGTCGGCCGCCCTGCGGGAACAACAAACCGTAATGTTTGGCTACCAGGGACTCAACCTGGGGTTCAAGGAACTCGGTGGCAATATGGCCAGCGTGCGCACCGTGGTGCGGAGTCTTCACTCGGATGCCAATCTCGCCGCTGCGGGTATGGAGAACCTCAACGCAGCATTTGCTGCGGTCAATCAGAAGTCCACATTTACTGCTGGGTCACAGCGCTTGTTGGGTGGGCTGATGGACTTTGCTTCTGCCGGCCAGCCACTCGACAAGGGCATCAAGGCCGCTGGTGAATTCATCGGGGTGCTACAGGACGTCGAGTCGAACTGGGGCCAGATCGTATCGGCCGGAGAAGCCCTGGGCCCCCGGATGAAGAAGGCATTAGAAGAGGCA